AAATCTAATATCGCAAGTTACTTAAATCGTTCAGATTTAACAGATGTAATTGATTCATTTATAGATAGCACAGAATCAGAATTTAACCGCAGATTAAGAGTTAAAGGCATGATTAAACGTGCTACTGCAACATTGGATTCACAATATATCTCTGTACCAACTGATTGGTTAGAGGCTATAAACATACAAATTGATAGCGGTGATTTCTCACCTTTGTTTCAACAATCCATAGAATCATTAGATGTATACAGGAAATCAAACGATAACGTTACAGGCCAACCTATTTACTTTGCATTGGTAGATGATTCAATTGAATTTGCACCTACCCCAGACGGAAGTTATACAGTACAATTAACCTACTACGGAAAGATAGATGCGTTAAGCGATTCTAATACTAGCAACTTTTTATCCACAGGATATCCAGATGCTTACCTTTATGGATCACTAAAACACGCTTCTATCTATTTAATGGAAGATGAACGAGTGCCACTATTTACAGCACAGTTCGAGAAAGCTTTAGAAGAAATGAGACTAGAGCAAGAAAAAGCTGAGTTTGCCAAAGGATCTCTTATGCAAAGAAGAAGAACCTACGGGAAACGCAGAAAAGATATTTATTATTTTGGTAATAACTAGGAGTACAAAACATGGCTGGATTTAGTGATTATTTAGAAGACAAGGTACTTGACCATGTGTTTGGTGGAGTAGCTTATACGCAACCAACAAAATACGTTGCTTTATATACAGTAGCACCTACTGATACTGGCGGTGGTACTGAAGTAACAGGCGGATCTTACGCAAGACAAACTGGAACATTTACTGTTTCAGGAACAAACCCTACAACAGCAAGTAACTCTGCTGCAATTGAATACCCAACAGCTACAGCCAATTACGGAACTGTGGTTGCAGTTGGAATTTTAGACGCATCTTCAGGCGGTAATTTACTTGCTTATGCAGACTTAGACACATCAAAAAGTGTAACCACTGGAGATGTATTTAGATTCGATACTGGTGATTTAGACATCACCCTAGCTTAATAGCATGGCTGAAAAAGCCTATAATTACGGGAAATATAACAAGTCCCTATACGATAACCTTCAATATGATGAAGCTAGTGCAACCATAGCACAAACTTCATCTGCGTCTGCTACAGGTGATATATTAGATTCTGGTAGAGCAACCATATCTGCCGTTTCTAACTTTGCCGCAACAGGTGTGAAAGTTAATGGTGGATTTGCAACCATTGCACAAACTTCTGGATTTACAGCAGACAGCCAAATCATATTTGTTGGTGAGGCCACCATAAGTGCTACATCCTCTGCTTCTGCTATTGGTACACAAATAGACAGGGGATCTGCAACCATTGGAGCAACATCTAATGTTACTGCAAGTGGTTTTGTTATCCGTTCAATTAATGCAAACATCAAAGCATTGTCAGATGCAAGTGCGTTAGGCGGAATAATACACAGCCAATCTTCTTTGATATCACAAACAAGTGGTTTCAATGCGATTGGTGGTTTAAAATGGGAAGACATTATTGTTCCAGGCGAAGACTGGACAGATCAATCTGTATCAGCAACATCTTGGACACAAATAAACAATCCATCAACTGATTGGACAGAACTAGACAAGCAAGAGGCAGCATAAATGGCAGACACTACAACAACTAATCTGAGTTTAATCAAACCAGAACCCGATGTATCTTTAGATTGGGGTACAAAACTTAACACCGACCTAGATACTCTTGATGCTATTTTTAGCAGTTCTGGTACACAGGTTAATCTCAATCCTAATCAAATAAACTTTGCTGATAATAAGAAGGCCATCTTTGGTACAGGTTCAGATTTACAAATTTACCATGATGGTTCATCTAGTTATGTCGAAGATGCGGGTACGGGTAATTTAAGAATAAAAACTAATGGCGTGGGGGTTCAAGTTTTAGATGGTTCTGATTTAAACTTAGCCGTCTTTAATGCAGGAAACGGTCAGTCTCAACTTTATAACGTCACTGGCGGAGCATCAACATTACGCCTAGCCACAAGCTCAACAGGCATAAACGTAACAGGAGTTATAACTACAGATGGCATGACTACCTCTGGCAATGTAGATTTTGGTGATAGTGATATTGCACGTTTTGGTGCTGGTAACGACCTACAAATTTACCATGATGGTGCTAATAGCTACATAGAAGAAGCAGGAACAGGCAATCTTTTTATACGCGGAACTAGCTTAATTTTAGAAGATGCTGGCGGCAATGATTACATTGTAATGACTGATACAGGCACAGGCGGCACTGTAGAAATAAAACACAACGCATCAACCAAACTAGCCACAACCTCAACAGGCATAGACGTAACAGGTAGCGTTAATGCTGACACTTTAGATGTGACTGGTTCAACTGGCACGATTGCTCGCTTTAGAGATTCAAGCAATGGCATTATTGATATTAAAACAACAGGTACTGCTAACTCTGACCCAATGCAGATTGATGCGTTAAATAGAAACTTAGAGTTAGCGACAAACAACAACACTCGTTTTCAAGTAGCAGCAACAGGAGACATATCCTTCTACGATGACACAGGAACTAGCCAAGCTCTATTCTGGGATGCAAGTGCTGAGAGCTTGGGCTTAGGTACGACTAGTCCTCAAGGTTTGATACATAGCTATCAAGGAGCTAGTGGTCAGTCAAGTATCAATGCATTTGCTAATGGGTTAGTCATTGAAGACAACGCTTCTAATGGACTTTCAATACTTACTCCAAGTACTGCTATTGGCTCAATTTTCTTTGGGGATGAAGCTGATAACTTTATTGGAGGTTTTAGGTACAACCACACTGATAACTCTTTGGCGACCTATGTTAATAATTCAGAACGTCTCCGCATAGACTCATCAGGGAACGTAGGTATTGGCGAAACATCGCCTTTAGCTCCATTAATGATTAATGGTAATGAAGCAGGACTTACAGATTTAACTGCTGTTCTTTGGGCAAGAAGTAAAACTGGTGCTTCAATACCACAAATGAATGTTGCTGGTGACCAATGGCAATTTGGTGGTGGTGGTACATTAGATACCTCACCTACCATGACTATTGATTATGGTTCAAACGCTGTTGGAATTGGAACGACTAGTCCTGGTGCGGCTTTGCATATCTCAGGAGCAGACCCTATCTTAAAGTTTACGGACACGCTAGGTGGTGATGACTTTGGATTGTTTGCTTCAGCGGATGATTTTATAGGGTTTTATAACTTTACAGATAGCCGTATAGATTTAGTGGTCGATGGAACAGGCAACGTTGGAATTGGAACGACTAGTCCTGACTCAGAGTTGCATATTAATTCATCAGGGGAAACTGAGATTATTATTGATAGTGGTGGCACTAGTTATGCGTCAAAGCTAACATTTACTGCTGACAACCAACGATCACAAATAGCAGGGGGCTATCAAGGGGGTGGCGGTGGCTACCTCGCATTTAACACAGACTCAACAGGTGGTAGTGATATAGAGCGCATGCGCATAAACGCATCAGGCAATGTTGGAATTGGAACGAGTAGTCCTTCTACTACGCTTGAACTGTCTAATGCTACAACAGCTCCTATTTTAAGACTATCAAATGAAAATAATGCAATAGCTGCTGGGGCTGACTTAGGAAGCATTGAATTTTATTCAGGTGATGATAGTGGGTTTGGCGATTTAGTAAAAGCTAGTATTTCTGCAATACAACCATTGACCACTCCAGTAAACGGAGAATTAGTTTTTAAAACAAGCTCATCATCTAATTCTCTAAGCGAGGCTATGAGAATATCAGCAGATGGTGATGTTGATATTGGTACTGCTTCAGCAACTTCAAGTGCAAAAGTAACGATACAAACGCAGGGTGCTAATGGCTCTGATGAAACTGCTTTGGTTTTAAGAAACTATTCAGCAAGCCCATACACAGGATATGTGACCCAAGAATATGAAGTTGGAACTGTTTCAATGGCAGAAATATCTGCTCGTAGAATAAGTTCAACGAATGGAGAATTAATATTTAGAACTAAACAATCAGGAACTATTAGCGATGCTCTGAAAATAGCCTCCACAGGAGACATCTCCTTCTACGATGACACAGGAACTAGCCAAGCTCTATTCTGGGATGCAAGTTCTGAATCTTTGGGTATTGGTAACACAGCACCAACCAGTGCTTTAGACGTAACAGGTACAGCCACAATGGATGGGCTTGTTGTTGATGCGGGTGAAAACACGTTACAAGCTACTTTTGCGGGAACTAGACCTTTACAAATAAAGACCGAAGCAGTTGGAATTTTAGCCGATGCTATTGGGGTATTTGATAGACTTAGCGCAGTTGGCTCATATCAGTTTAGAACAAATACAGGTGCTAACAAACTGCTGAACATTGATTACAACGGCGACATCAGCTTCTACGAGGACACAGGCACAACGGCTAAGTTGTTCTGGGATGCAAGTGCTGAGAGTCTTGGAATTGGAACTGATAGTCCTACTAGTTTATTGCATTTAACTGCGTCAAATCCAACTATTTATCTAGAAACAAGTGGTGGTGGTGCTACTGATGCAGCTTATATACAAAAGTTTAGTAATGACTTATATATTTACAACAAAGAATCTGCTGGTAAGTTATTTTTAGGAACTAATAATTCAACTAAAGCAACCATAGACTCATCAGGCAATGTTGGAATTGGAACGAGTTCGCCAAATTGGAAATTACACGTTGCTACCAACGCAGGATTTATCGCAGAATTTCAGAACACCGCAGGGGCTAACCACAGACCTGTTAAATGGACTGATAATAGTGGAGCAACTGTTGGTACATTAGGAGCAGACTTTACGGCTGACGAGTTTATTCTACAAGCTGTATCTAAGCCTTTAATATTTGGTACAGGCACTAACGGACTAGAAAAAGCCAGAATCGATAGCTCTGGGAATTTGCACATAGGAAAAACCACAGCTTCCAACACCACCGCAGGAACTTCATTACTAGAAGATGGCAGATTTGCATTTATTGTAGATCAAGGTAGTGGCGGTCAAGAGGTTGGCGTTATTAACAACGAAACCGCTGGTACTTATGTAATAGATTTTAGACAGGCTAATGTTGACCAAGGAAGAATTAGGGTAACAACTACAGCTACTGAATATCAAACATCTTCAGACTATCGTTTGAAAGAAAATGTAACTTACGACTGGGATGCAACTACAAGGGTTAAAGAATTAAAGCCAGCAAGATTTAATTGGATTGCAGATCCTAGTGTTGGTACAGTAGATGGTTTCTTGGCACATGAAGTACAAAGCATTGTGCCAGAAGCTATTGGCGGTGAAAAAGATGAAGTTGATAATAACGGAAATCCAGTTTATCAAGGTATCGACCAAAGCAAACTTGTACCGCTTTTAACCAAAGCATTGCAAGAGGCTTTAGACAAAATAGATAGTCTTGAGACTAGAATAGAGGCATTAGAAAACGCTTAATTAAACATTTGCGTAAATAATTATACGAAGGTTAATTATATTGTTTATAATTAAACTTAAAAACACTAACACATTATGGCAGATACATTTACTACTAATTTAAACCTAACCAAACCAGAGGTCGGTGCATCCACCGATACCTGGGGTACAAAACTTAATACAGATCTTGATACCTTGGATGGCATTTTTACAGCCAATGGCACAGGAACAAGTGTGGGCCTTAATGTTGGGTCTGGTAAAACCTTAGATGTTGCATCTGGTACTTTAACTTTAGCTGATAACCAAATATCAGGCGATAAGGTTGAAGGTGGCACTATAGCCGCTATCACCATTACAAGTTTAACAGCTACAAGTGCAGACATTAATGGCGGAACAATTGATGGATCAACCATTGCAACTTCCAATGTTACTGTTGGTGTTGGTAAAACACTTGACGTATCTGCTGGAACTTTAACTCTAGCTGACAATCAAATTAGCGGTAATAAAGTAGAAGGCGGAACAATTGCTGCAACCACCATTACAGCTTTAACATTTGGCAGTTTGAATGATGGCACAATCAATGTAACTGGTTGGGTTGACGAAGACAACATGGCTTCAAACTCAGCAACTTTAATACCAACACAACAATCTGTTAAAGCATACGTTGATTCACAATCAGGTGGTGCAAGTGCATTAAGTCAAGTTTTAACTGCTGGTAACAGCACAAGCGGATCTGATATTGTTCTTACCTCTGGCGATAAAATTACTGGCTTTACTTCAACTGGTATTGACGATAATGCTACATCTAACGCATTAACCATTGATACAAGTGAAAATGTTTTTGTAACAAAAGCTGTTACAGATTCTACAGTTGTAGGTTGGTCTTTTGGCAATGATGGTAGAGGTACACAGGTCTTTGATTTTTCTGGTAGCAATGAGGCTTTAATATTAAATAATACCAACGCCTCAGAATCTACTTATTTAATAGATTTCAGACAGCAAGGCACAGACTCAGGAAGAATACGAGTTCTTGCTAATAGTGTAGAATATCAAACCTCATCAGATTACAGATTAAAAGAAAATGTAATTTATGATTGGGATGCTATTCCAAGATTAAAAGAACTCAAACCAGTAAGATTTAACTGGATTAAAGATTCAACCAATACTGTTATTGATGGCTTTATTGCTCACGAAACACAAGAAGTTGTGCCAGAATCTGTAGGTGGTGTTAAAGACGAGGTTTATCCTGAAGGTCACGAAAAAGCAGGTGAGCCTAAATACCAAGGCATTGACCAATCAAAACTTGTTCCATTACTTGCTAAAGCAATGATTGAACAACAAGAAATAATAGAACAGCTACAAGCCGATGTAGCAGAATTAAAAGGAGCATAAAATGGCAATATCATATGAATGGAATGTAAACACAGTGGACGTATATCCTACTGACGAAGATCACACTAATGTAATCTATAACGTGCATTGGCGAATAAACGCTACTGATACTGAAGTAGATCCAGAGGGTAATCCTTACACAGCAAGTGTTTATGGAACACAATCATTAGACACATCTGATCTTTCTGATTTCACAGACTTTGACAGCGTAACTGCTGCTCAAGTACAAGGCTGGGTTGAAGGTGCAATGGGTGAAGAAGAAGTGCAATCTTTAAAAGATGGTCTTGATGCAAAAATTGCAGACGAAATCAATCCAAAAAGTGAAACAAAACAATTAGTTGCTTAATTGAATGGCATTATTTCCAATCACACCTCCTGCTGGTATAGTCAAAAATGGAACTGATTATGCCAACAAAGGCCGTTGGGTTGATGGAAATTTAGTTCGTTTTGAAAACGGATATTTAAAACCTATTGGTGGTTGGACAAAACTTAGAAGCACAGCACTAGATGGCGCACCCATTGGGATGTACGCCTATAACGATAATTTAGGTCAACCTATATTAGCGGTTGGTACAAGAGAAAAGGTTTACGTTTTATACAAAAATATTTGGACTGATATTACGCCATCAGGTTTTGTTAATGATGCAAGTGCTGATCCGCTAGGTTATGGTGCATATAATTATAATGTAGAAGATTATGGTGACGCTCGTTCACAATCAGGATTGCCTTTAGATACAGGTCATTTTTCTTTTGACAATTGGGGTGAACATTTAAACTTTTGTTTTTCTGGTGATGGTAAGATTTACCAATGGCGACCAGACTCATCAGGTGGATCACCTGATACCATAGCTACAGTCGTATCTAACGCACCCACAGGATGTCAAGCAATCATAGTAACCAATGAAAGACATTTGGTGGCTATTGGTTCAGGCGGAGATCCAAGAAAAATATCATGGTCAAACAGAGAAGATAATACTAACTGGACATCTAAAGCTACTAACACCGCAGGTGATTTACAAATCCCTACAGGTGGCAGAGCTATCATGGCAGCATCATTTGGCAATGACATTATTATCTTTAGTGATACTGGTATTAGCAGAATGTTCTATGCAGGATCACCCTTTGTTTATGGCATTGCTGATGCTGGAACTAACTGTAAAGCAGTCAGCAGAAGATCCATCGTTTCTACTGGTAACTTCCTAGCATGGATGGGTGAAAACTCTTTCTTTGTTTACGATGGTACTGTTAGAGAAATACCATGCGAAGTGCATGATTATGTTTACGATCAACTCAATGTACCAGGTAGAAAAGCTTGTTGGGGTGGGCATAACTCTAACTTCAATGAATTATGGTGGGGTTTTCCTGATGGCGGTGCACAATATACTCCTAACAAATACGTCATTTGGAATTATGGTGAAAATGTTTGGTCTATTGGTGAGCTAGACAGAGGTTGTTGGGTTGACCAAGGTGTTTTTGATTTTCCAACTTCAGCAGATAGCGATGGTTTTGTATATCAGCACGAATCAACTGTATTAGGTAACTCACCTAATTTAGGCGATGCTGTTCCATATGCGACCTCTGGGCCTATTGAAATAGGCAATGGTGACAATTATGTCCAATGCAACCAAATCATTCCAGACGAAGAAGCTAACACGCTTCCAGGTGTCACCCTCAGTTTCAAAGGTAAATTTACTCCACTCGGTGCAGAAACCGACTTTGGATCATTTACTTTTGAAAATGATGGCTATACGGATGCTAGGTTTACTGCAAGACAAGTCTCAATGACAGTCACAGGCAGTACCACACAAGATTTTCAAGTAGGAAAAATTAGATTAAACATTAGACCAAGGGGTAGAAGATAATGGATTTATCCTCACAAAGACAGTACATACAAAGGGCAACTAATGCTACTGTTAGCTTAACTACAACAAATCCAACTTTAATATATACAGCACCTAGCGGTGGTGACTTTGATTTTGCTATTGTTGAATCAATTTTAGTAACAGAAGATGGCGGTCAGCAAACAAATTTTACTCTTACCATGACAAGTGATGATTCAGTGGTGCATACATTATGGTCGCAATTTAATATAAGCGCACACGGAACAACTGAATTATTAACTAGAAGCTTAATATTAACAGCTGGGGAAATTATAAATTGCACAGCTTCTCATGCAGATAAATTAAGTGTAATTATGAGTATCGTAGAATATGGAAAAGGCGACTAATAAAGTCACACCTATTAAAAAACAACCCGAAGAATGGGAAGTTCAATGGGAACGCTGTAAGCCATAT